ACATCAAACCCAGCAGGCGTTCGTCGCGTAGACCTTAACCTTCCTCAAGGTGCTTTCACTGAGCAGCAACTACTTAATCAAGAACTACGAGTTGGTGCTCGTTATCCTGAAGGACGCACAGGAAACATTGATGCCTCTATCGTCACTGGACAAGGCGTACAGGCTCTTATGGGTGCATTCGATACCCAGGTTAAATCAGCGCAAGCTATCTTTGCATCAGCACTTCGTGATGTAATTAGTATCTGTTTTGAGACTGACCAATTTATTTTTCCAGATGAGAAGACCATTCGTGGTGTTGATTCTGGTTCTCCATACGAAGTAACATATAAGCCAGGTAAAGATATCAAGGACGACTTCTCAGCAGATGTTCGTTACGGTATGCTTGCTGGGTTAAACCCTGCACAGGGTCTAATTTTTATGCTCCAAGCTTTAGGTGGCGGTCTTATCTCTAAGGATATGGCTATGCGTGAACTTCCATTCACAGTTAACGTCACACAAGAACTTGAGAAGATTGAAATTGAAAAGATGCGCGATTCGCTTCTTGGTTCAATTACAGCCTACACACAGGCTATCCCACAAATGGCAACCCAGGGACAAGATGCCTCCGAAGTGGTACGTAAAATTGCTGCGGTTATCAAAGCGAGACAAAAGGGACAATCGCTTGAAGATGCCATTGAGGCTACCTTCACTCCGCAGCAACAAGTTCCACCTGCTGGGGCTGCCAATCAAATGGTTGAGCAACCGTCCCCTGCTCCCGAAGGCGCTCCAGCAGGTGGCGCTCTTCCTCCAGAGGCTCAAGCAGCTCCTGGTGGTGCACCAACACAGATGGGCCCACCTGACGTACAAACATTATTTTCAGCGATGACTGCAAGTGGTAAAGGCTCAGCAAGAGTAACTACAACAAATAGACGCTAACAAAGTAGGGGACAATGACCACAATAATTGGGCTTCAATACGATGACCATTGTGCCATCGTTGCCGATAGCAGAGTTGTAGACGACTCAGGTTATATCTACTCGCACCCTGACTCTCGAAAGATTTCAGAACGTAATGGGTTTTTAATCGCTGGTTCTGGTGAAGTAACTCCCTGTGATGTAGCACAACATATATGGGAGCCACCAGTACCAACAAAGGCTGACAAAAAAGACTTGTTCCATTTTATGGTATCAAAGGTTATGCCGAGCCTTTACAAATGTTTAACAGCAAATGGTTTTAATTTTGATGCACCTAAGACTGAGCAAAGGTTTAACTTTCTCATTGCAATCTGTGGTGAGATATTTGATATTGACGACGAACTAAGTGTGAGTCGTAATGAAAGTGGAATCTACGCAGTAGGTTCAGGTGGTGCATATGCAATCGGAGCTCTTTATGCTGGCGCGGATGCATATGAAGCGATGGAGATTGCATCTGCAATTTCAGCATTCACAGCCCCACCGTATTACTCAAAAGAACAATTCAAACATAACTAAGGAGTTCTAATGGCTGGCAACGAAAACAGTGGCGGGTATCGCCCAACTGCCCCACAGAACAACACAGGTGTATCTGCAACTGGTGGTAATGGTTCTGCTGATGGGGTTCCTAATATTAGTTACACAGGTATGGGCTACGGACAAAACAAGCTTGTAAACGATGCTATGGATTCAGGTCTTCCTATGGGAGCATCTACACCTACATCTGGTTCAGGCGAAATGGGCCCAATGGCAGGAGAAGGACTTCCTCAAGTAGTTCCTGTCACTGCTCCGTCTACAACTCCTGAACGCGGAATCTCTTACGGTATGCCATTCGGAGATGGACCAGATTCTATTCCTCTTCCTCAAGGTCTTGCTCAGACCAATGACCCGTCACGTCAAATTATTCGTGCTCTTTATCAGCAAAACCCACGCAATGAAGACCTTCGTTTTCTTGTGGAGACAATGGATAACCAGGCAATGTTTGAAGCTGAGCAGGTGAATTAGTGCCGAACCAAAGCAAAATCACTGGAGCCCTTACACAGGCACAGGTAGATGCTCAAGCACTATATGCAGCTGCAGCAGCAATTGACCCATACCAGGCTGCAGTAATTAAGAAGAATGCAAATGGAAACATTATGTCTCCTGGAGTATTGCAATCACTTTCTGCCCTTGGCGTTGATTCAAAATCTGGCGTTGCATCTAGCATTGCCAACATCGATGCAGGCACAAAAGAAACTCGGTTAGCTGACCAAAAAGCTCTTGGAGCAAAACTTGCTACAGAAAAGTTTAATAAGTCTTTCAGAGGAACTGTATGGCGTGGATTGAAATCATTATCACGCGGAACATTCTTGACGCTTGGTGCGATACCTGACTTTGTTAATGCTCAGTACCGAACAACTGTATCAGAAATTGATAAGCGTGGAGTCTGGTCTGGTTTTATATCTTCATTCAATCTTAACCCAGCTGAGTCTGGAACCGCTAAGGGTGAAGCTCGGACTGCTGCTGTAGCTGACCAAACTGTATTCGCACAGGTCCTTACAAAGGCAGTTGAAGATTTGAAAAAAGGCAATATGCCTAAAATTGATATTGGCTCTGGATTTTTTCCAAGCGAAGAAACTGGCTTAGGCCACGCAGCTCGCCAAAAGTCTTTGTCTACTGCAAAGATTGCAATTAAAAATGATAAGGGTGAAGTCTTAGGATACCGTCCACGCTCATTATTTGGTGACACATTTGCTGAGGTTTTTACTCTTGGAAATCCAGAGACTGTTGCTGGTGCAAACATTGCTTTAGTCGCTGATATTGCTGGCAGCTTTTTGCTTGACCCATCGCTTGCTCGAGCACAGAAAATTAAAGAACTTAAGAACCTTGCAGCTCAAGAGCGTGCAGGAAATGCCTTCAAGGCTGCTGCAAAAACAGAAGAGCGTATCCTCAAGCTTGAAGAAGCTCAAGATGCAGCCCTTGCTGAATCAAAATTAATTCGCAAGAAGACTGAAGACCTAAGAAACCTTGAAATACAGGGAGCTAGAAGCACTTACAAGTCATCTTCAGATGCCCTAGTTGGCAAGAATGAAGAAGTAATCAACGCTTCTCAGAGTGTAAAGATTGCTCAGTCTCGCCTTGACACCATCCTCGACTATGAGGCTAAAGCAGCAAGTGAATTTAAGTCTGCATTTGAAGCACGCAAAGCTACAGAGGCTGCGATTAAAGCACCTAAGCAGATTGAGCGTGCAACAAAAGCACTTGAAAAGCAACTAAGACAACTTGATGAACTCAAGGCTAATCGTCAGAGTGCTCTTGACCGCAAATTAGTTCCTTCCGTTGGTGATGAAGACATCAAGGCTCTCGAAGATGTTATCAAAGGAACTCAATCTAAGATTGATGAAGCAAAGGCAGCTGCTGGTAAAGATGCAGTTTCTGCGGACGCTCTGCTCACAGCAAAAGAGATTGAACAGAAGGCTGCTCGTCGCCTAAAAGAAGCAAAAGATGAACGTAACTTTCTCGAAAAGCAAGTAGCAGCACGAAAGCGTACAGCACGCCTTGTTGAAGGCGCACGTGCGAATGCTATGAAAGACAAAGTAAAGTCTTACAAAAAAGATGTCGTTGTTAACGAGAAGATAACAGACGCAACACTGGCGCTTAAAGACCAGCGTAAATCTTGGGAGCTTGCTGTACAGAGAATCTCGAACATCGACCAGACTTTAGAACGTCCAGAGTTTGCTTACAAGCAAATTGCTGAGTTCTTGACAAATGGCCACGGAACACGTGCCGTTGACAGACTCGTTGAGTTGACAGACTGGAAATCAATCTGGCGCAAATCAAATGGAAAGATTACTCACGAGACAGCACAAGCAATCGCTTCTGCTACAACTCCTGATGAGATAGTAGACATCCTTGCCCCGTATCTTCTTAAGGGAGATATTGCAGCTGGCGCATTACAGCCAGGTCGCCTTTCTATTATGGGAGCAAAGGCAACAGAGCGAACAAAGTTTGTTGCACCTGTAGTAAGAAAACTTCAGGGTGTCGGAGCTAGAGTCCAGTCACGTATCGCTGAGCACGAAAAAGTTGCCACACTCTTCGCTGAGTTCAATGGCCTTGCTGGTCGTGTTGGTTCAAACTTTAAGCGTTCATACACAACAAAGGTAAAGTCTGGCTCTATCATTAACATCCACGATAGAGAAGAACTTCTCCGTTCCGTTGAAGACTTTGGAATTGCTGCAAAGCTTCCCAAGAATATACTTGATGAACTCATTGACAGTATTGCTAATGCTCAAAGCAACGCTACAGCAGGCTACATAGCATCTACAAAGCTTCTTGATGCAGTCTTTAACAACTATGTAACCAAGATTCCTAAGCATATGCAAGATTCGTTCAAGGAATACACAGTCGCGTTTAAGGATTCATCTGAAAAGATGTCAAACTACTGGGCAACTCGCCACGCTAATGGTGCAAACCTAGAGTATATGACTCTACGCGGAGAAAAGGTGCTTTTACCTGGACCGCACCTGTCATCTGAGTTATTGAATTCTACTGTGTATCTACCTCCAGTGTCTGAACTACTTAAGATGACTTCTAAGTTTGCTAAGCTCAAGACAACATCTGAAATCACACGTG